CGTATGAGGCGGCAAGCGCGAGATGCGATACCCATCACGATCTCTTACATCACCGGCAGGTTGCTCGACGCTGCTGACATGGCAGAGAGCATGGGCAAGCCTGCCGACATGAGTACGGCGATGATGGGCGTAGCCAAGCTGCACGGGTTCCTGATTGATCGCGCTACGCTGGACGTGATGGTGAACAAGCCGAGCGCGGTGCCGACGGATGTCCTCGACCTGTCAGTGGATGACTGGGCAAGAGCCAATCAGGTGCTGCTGCCCGGTATGCTGGGAGACCCGAGCCCCGAGCCCCAGCCTACCAATGGGGGCTCTGACGCAGGCCCACGTGGCAGCGCCTCCCCGGAGGGGGAGACCCCGCTAGTACCCACCTCCATAGCGAGCCCCCAATCTACCAATGATATCAACCACTTAGGCGATCGGGGGCTCTGGCCTAGCGAGCCACCGATGCAGAGCCCCGAGATCGGGGGCTCTGAAAAGCTCAACGAAATCAATGGGTTAGCCTCGGGCATGCCGGTGGCTCAACCCGGGAAAGAACCGGTACCTGCGAGCGGTACCATGCGTACCACCCCGATAGAGATGGAAGAGGTGGAGACCCGTATGGAGACCCCAGTCAAGAAGTACACCAAGCCGAAGTCCAAGAGACCCCACCGACGGGTCCACCCCTACCCCCTCGGTCATCCGAAATACGGACAACCTTTGAAGAAGGGTACCGGTACTAAAAAAATTTCAAAGGAACCCAGAAAATGAACGCAAGAGTTCATGTAGGTTTCGCTCCCCAACCCGGCCCACAAGTCGCCTTTCTTACTTGCCCTTGCGATATTGTAGTATATGGCGGTGCTAGAGGCGGCGGAAAAACGTTCGCTACACTTGGGGAGTTCTGGTGCCATGCCGAGCGGCATGGACCGAATGCCAAGGGCCTCATGCTTCGCAAAAGCCGGGAAGACCTCAAGGACACGATTGAGACGGCCTTCCAGATGTACGGCAACGCCGCCGTCTGGAACGACCAGAAGAAGTTCTTCAGGTTCCGTGGCGGCGCGATCCTCCACATGGCCTATCTGGAGACGGATCACGATGCGCAGAACTATCAGGGATGGAGCCTTACCCGCGTCTACGTCGAGGAGCTAACCCAATATGCGAGCCCCGCAGGATTATTCAGGCTGTTCGCGACGCTTAGAAGCAAGGCTGGCGTCAAGTGTCAGTTTCGTGCCACGGCCAATCCCGGCGGACCGGGCCACCATTGGGTAAAAAGCTGGGTCATCGATAACGGCCCAATGGTACCGACCACCGACCCGGAAACCGGAATGGTCCGGGTCTTCATCCCCGCAAAACTCTCGGACAACCCCGCCCTGACGACCGCCGACCCCGGCTATGTCTCAAGACTGAAGTCCAGCGGCTCGCCCGAACTGGTGCGGGCTTGGCTTGACGGTGACTGGAATGTCATCGAAGGTGCGTTTTTCCCCGAATTCGAAGCCAAGCGCCATGTCATTCGCCCCTTCCAAATTCCGCACCACTGGACGCGGTTCCGTTCAATGGATTGGGGGTCAGCGCACCCCTTCAGCGTGGGCTGGTGGGCCGTGGTTCAGGATAGCCTCGTCCACGACGGAAGACGCATACCCAGAGACGCCATCATCAGATATCGCGAATACTACGGCGCAAGCGCCCCGAACGTGGGGCTCAAGCTACCTGCTGAAGTCGTTGCAAAGGAGATCAAGCAGCGCGAGGCAGATGAAGCGGTTGTCTATGGTGTGCTGGACCCCGGCGCATTTGCTGTCGTGTCTGGCCCCTCCATCGCTGAGACGATGATCCGTCAGGGCGTTTACTTCAGGCGTGCCGACAATGCGCGGATGTCCACGCCGAAGCGCATGGGCGGTTTTGACCAGATGCGTCAGCGCCTGCGCGGCAATGCCGATGGAGACCCGATGTTCCTGATCTTCGACCACTGCAAGGCCCTGATCAGAACCCTGCCGATGATGCAGCATGATATCTCCAATACCGAGGACATGGATACGGACGGCGAGGATCATGCCGTCGATGACGCCAGATATGCCTGCATGAGCCGACCCTTCCGCAATCGCGAAGCCGAGGATGCCGACAGGAACCCCTTCCGGGTCTCCAACGCCTTCCGTCTGGACGAATTGCGCGATTAGGCGTATCCATCCCCATCTCCCGAGGGACCGATGGCACAAGACACCGCGATTACCGATCCCATCGTGGCTCCCATCCAGAGCCCCGAGACTGGCAAGCCCGCGGATGTCGCCCCCGAAGTAACCCCCGACGACGAGATCGATCACCAGTACTGGGAGAGATGCCTCGCCGATGCCGAGCGCGCCGAGCGCGACTGGCGCTCCCGCGGACGCGAGATCATCAAGCTTTACCGCAATGACGGACAGTACACGGCCCTCGGCAAGCGCAAGGCCAAGGACGAGACGGTCTTCAATATCCTCTATTCCAATACCGAGGTGATGCTGCCAGCGATCTTCGCGCAGCCGCCGGAGCCCGTCGTCCGCTCCAGATTTACCAAGAAGTCCGCTCCTCCAGAGCCGATCATGCCGCCGATGCCGCCACCCGGCATGGCACCACCCGGAATGCCGCCGCCGATGCCGCCGGAAGGCCTGTCACCCGAGGGTGCCGCGCCTATGCCGCCGCCAGACGCGGGCATGGGTGCCGGGGTTCCGCCCCCTCCTCCTGCAAGTCCCCCGACTATGCCAGAAGCAGGCGGAGCTCCGGTAATCCCCTTCCCGCCGCAACCCGGTATGCCACCCGCACCGCCGCTTGGCATCATGCCGCCGCAACCCCTGCCGATGCCAGACGGCATGCCAGCGCAGCAGGATATCGAAACCGCTGCCGCCGTCATGGAAAAGGCCTTGGAGATCGTCCTTGACGACGACGAGAGCTTCGAAGCCACCAAGGCTGCAGTCAAGGACGTGCTGCTGCCCGGTCGCGGCACCGTCCGCGTGCGCTGGAAGCCGCAGCTACAGGAACAGAACATCCCCGACCCGGTCATGGGCGGAGACCTCACCCTGCCCGGTGCGCCAATCGGTGCGCCGCCGCTTACCGAGATGGTCAAGGTGTGGGAGACCGTCAACGACGAGTATGTCTACTGGGAAGATGTCCTCTACGACCCTGTCCGCCAGTTCGCTGACGGCGCGTGGATCGCCTACCGGCATCTCTTCGATGAGCAGGCCATTCAGGACGAATTCCCCGACAGCCCAGAACTCCAGAAGCTGATCCAAGCGGGTAAAATCTCCGAAATCCTCAAATGGACGGAGGAGAGTGCCGCGAAGCATGCCGTAGGCGGCGGCTCCGCCATGAAGACGGCGGAGAAGCTTGGCGACGTCATCAAGAAGGCGATGGTCTGGGAGATTTGGGACAAGCGCAAGCGCCGCATCATCTGGTTCATCCGCGAAGTCAGCGGCATCACCCTGCGCGTCGATCCAGACAGCCTCGGCCTCAACAATTTCTACCCGAGCCCCAAGCCGCTTCTGGCGGTCACCACCACCGACACCATGCTTCCCCGGCCTTATTACGACCTCTACGCCCACCTCGCGGAAGACCTGAACGAAACCTCCCGTCGGATCAGCAGCCTTACCGAGAAGATCAAGGTCAGAGGCGGCTACAACAGCGCCAATCGTGATATCGCCGGGCTTCTTACGGCAGAAGACGGCAAGATGCTGCCCGTCGATGGCGTCGATCTCATGTCAGGCGGCTTACAGAACCACATCTGGCTCGTCCCCCTTGTCGAGTGGATGAATGCCCTCAAGGAGCTTTATCTCGCCCGCGAACAGATCAAGCAGGCGATTTACGAAGTCATGGGCATCTCGGATATCATGCGCGGAGCCACGAACCCGCACGAAACGGCGACCGCCCAGCGCATCAAGGGCAGCATGGGCGTCGGTCGTCTTGGTGAGCAGAAGCAGAACGTCGCCAACTTCGTCAGAGACCTTCTGCGCATGAAAGCCCAGATCATTGCCAAGAATTTCGATGCCGAGACCCTCACCCGCATGACCGGCGAGGAAGTCACGCCAGAAGTGATGGAAATCCTCCGCGACGACTTCGACCGGACCTGTTCCATAGATATCGAAACGGATAGCACGGTCACCATTGATGAGACGATGGAACAGGAGAGCAACGCGAAAATAATGATGGCTGTGCAGGGTGTAGTCCAAGGCATACCTCCGCTGATCCAGACGGGCGTGCTGCCGCCGCCGATGGTCATCCAGATGAGCCTAGAACTCATCAAGATGCTTATCCAGCCCATCCGCAATTCCAGAGGCGTTGTCGAACTCATCAACGACTTCCAAGAGACCTTGTCAGCGCAAATCCAGAGCCCCATGCCGATGGCGATGCCGCCCGGAACGCCGATGCCCGGAGCCCCGCCCGGTGCTGAACAGATGCCGCCGCAGGGAGCCGTCGGATGATCTTCAACCGCGAAGTCTACTTCGACAAAGTCAGATATTCCCCCTTTGGCGGGAGCCTCGACCAGAAACAGGTCGAAGGGCAGGAGGCGATTTTAGGCGTCTTCGAACAGTTGACAGTGCTGTTTCCCGCCATCGTTCCAGACGTGCGGTGGCTCGCCTACATGCTGGCGACCACCTTCCACGAAACCAGCCAAGAGATGCAGCCGATTGAAGAATACGGGAAAGGTGAGGGCCAATCCTATGGCAAGAAAGACCCCGAAACAGGCCAGACCTACTATGGTCGAGGCTTTGTACAGCTTACGTGGCGGGATAATTATGAGCGTGCTGATCGCGAGCTATCTTATTCGGACAGCGATAGCCTCGAATGGCACGCGGAAAACGCCCTGATCCCCAAAGTCGCGGCTCAGGTGATGTTTATCGGCATGTACCAAGGCTGGTTCCGCACCCACGACGATGGCGGTCCCGAAGACCTCATACGGTACTTCAGTCTCGACGCCGACGACCCCTACGAGGCCCGCGAGATCATCAATGGTGACAAGACCAAGGTTCCAAGCTGGTCGAACGGCGTCTCTATCGGCAACCTCATCAAGGGCTACCACTACAGCTTTCTCTCGGCGCTTCAGGCCGCAGCCCAAATTCCCGAAAAGCCCGCGGAGCCCCCGCCGGAACCGGATGCTGCGCATATCGTTGCGATCAGCATCATCACCCCGAAAGGTGTTGATGTGAGTATCAAACTCAATGGAGAGACCTATGGCCAAGGATAAGCGCAGCATCAGCCGCGAAGGCGAGGAAGAGGTCATCGACCCCAACCCGACGCCCAACCCCGACCCCGGCCCGATCAACCCGCCGGTAGAGCCCCAGCCCGTCGAGGTGCTGGATATCGCACCGAATGAGCCCTATCCTACCGGCTCGCCGCCAGAACCCCCCGTTCTGATCCCGTAAGGAGACCCCGATGGCGCTTCAAGACCTCAACAGGGCGGCAGACACGCCCATCGCAACCCTGAAGGTGGCGGAAATCACGCCGAAGGACTGGCACAAGTTTCCGCCCGCCATCGCCACGCCCATCCCACCGGCATACGTCCCCGCCTTCACCAGCGCGGGCGGAGCGCCGCTCACCGCCCCCTTCACGCCTGTCGAACATGGCAGCGCCGCGGTGATTGTCGATGATCGCGGCGTAGGCGACTACATGCCGCGAACCCAGTCTGACCGCGCCGCGGCCCTCGGCACGACCTTTGCCGATCCAATCAACACGCCATTCGGCTCAATCGGCCCGCGCGATCCCTACCCGCTGGCCGGAGCCCCGGCACCTGCGGCTCCGGTGATTTCCAGCCTGAGCCCCAGCACCGCGCCCGTCGGACAGCCGAGCATCATCGTCAAGGTTATCGGCACCGGATTTACACCCTATAGCGTGGTCGAAGTCGGCGGCACCAACTACGCCCCGACGCAGTACGTCTCCGCCACCGAACTGCGGTTCCCGGTCGATACCCGCAAGTCCGTGCCGGGTACCATCGACGTCAAAGTCCTCGACCACAACATCAAGAGCGCAGCGAGCCCGTTCGTATTCACATGACCACCTATGTCTTCCGCGACGGCAAGGTCGTCGCCAAAACTTGGGGCAAAATGCCGGAAAAGTCAGATTTCCCGGCACCCCGCGTGTCCCGTTTTGAGGCCTATGAGAGCCCCGCCACGGGCGAAAACATATCCAGCGACCGGCAGCGGGAACGAGACCTCGCGGTTTCCGACTGCCATGATCCGCGCGACCATTCGGGCGGGTATTCAAAGGGACGCGAGGCACAACTGAAAGCAGCAGCCGATGCCAACCGAGAACCCCGACAGCCCGATCTCTTCGACTGAGCCGCAAGCGCCAGAGCCCCGGCCAAGCCTGCGTGACATTGCCGAAGACAGTTATGACCAAGTCATCGATGACGCCCAAGCCGACGAGCCGTCTGGACAAGACGACCGTCCGAGGGATACAAGTGGCCGTTTCGTGTCGCGAGACGCGCAACCGGGTGAAGCAGAGCGCCCCGCTCCCAGCCCCGACGACCGAAATTTAGAGACCCAGAAGCCGACGCCTGAGCCAGCCCCTGCGGGGAGTAGCACTCAGCAGCCGCCGACCCACTGGAGCGCCGAGGACCGAGCCCTATACGAGCGCCAGCCACCTGAAGTTAAGGCCTTTCTTCAGCGGCGAACCTCGGAGATGGAAGCGGACTATACGCGCAAGTCTCAGGCGAATGCTGGTGCAGTCAATTTTGCCAGCGCGCTGACACCCGTCTTCACCGACCCGGTGATTGAGGGGTCTTTACGGCAGGAAGGCCTGAACGCGGTTCAGGCCATCCAGCAGTGGGCGGAATTCCACCGCCGTGCCGTAAATCCAGACCCCAATGTCCGTGTCGCACTGATGTACGACCTGTCGCAGCGCCTTGGCTTTGACCCAGCCCAGTTGTTCGCCGCTGGCAACCAGCAGGTTCCGCCCGGCCAGCTTTCCGAAGCTGACATGAAAGACCCTGCTATCCGTTACTTTGCCGACAACCTCGGCCAGATTATCGGTAGCCAGCAAGCTTTGCGTGCAGAACTGGACCGCATCCGCCAGCATGAAAGTGCCAAGGCGCATGACGAAACCTTGAAGATCACACGATGGGGCATCGACAACTTCGCGGACGAGAAGGATCAGCAGGGCAACCTGCGGTATCCGCATTTCGACGCGGTGCTGCCGCAGATCATCGACATCTACAAGGTCAACCCGGACATCGACCTGAAGACGGCTTACAGCCGCGCCGTTCGCCTCAACGACGAGGTCTTCGAACAGCTTCTTCAGCAAGAACGGGCCAAGGGCCAGAACGGCGCGTCAGTGGACAGGGCTAAGGCCGCGTTGCGGGGTAACACCCGTGGCATGACAGCCCCGGTCGCCAAGCCGAGCCCCAGCGATGGTGCAGGCAAGAGCTTGAGGGACATGATCGAAGCATCTGCGGAGGAAGTCGGCTTCTGATCCAACAGGAGCCGCTATGGCCGAACCTACCGTCAATCAGCTAGTTGCGACTACGCTGAAGAACTACCACAAGACGTTTGCGGACAACGTCAGCAACAGCAACGCCATCACGGCTTTGCTCAAGCAGGGCAACCGCACGCGGGTGATTGAAGGCGGTCGCGAGATTGCCTGCCCGCTCGCATACGCCGAGGAAACCTTCGCATGGTACAGCGGCTCCGAGCTTCTGAGCCGTGCCGTCAAGGAAACCATCTCGGAAGCGGCCTATACCGCCGCCAATGCCGTGGCCAGCGTCACCCTGACCGGCCCCGACCTCGCCAAGAACCGTGGCCGCGAGCGCATCCTCAACTTGCTGGAAGGCAAGATGGACAATGCCGAGCGGACCATGTCCAACAACATCACCAAGGCAGTGTATGGCGACGGAACAGTTCCGAAGTCATTCGTCGGCCTGAAGGGCTTCGTTTCTGACAACCAAGTGGGTATTATTGGCGGCATCGACGCCACTACTTGGGTGTTCTGGAAGAACCAGCTTCAGACCGTCGCGCGTGCTACGGGGCTCCAGTATCCGGCCCTCAAGGCAGGCATGAATGCTTTGTGGATGAAACTGGTTCGCGGCACCGAGCATCCCGACATGATCGTCGCGGACGCCGAGATTTACTCGACCTACGAAAGCGGGTTGCAGGAAAATCAACGCTACAGCGACAGCAAGATGGCGGGTCTCGGCTTCGAAACCCTCAAATACAAGTCGGCCAGCATCGTCTTCGACGGTGCCGCAACCGGCCTTACCGGGGCGTATTTCCTGAACTCGAAATATTTCAAGTTCGAGATTTACTCGGGCCGCAATTTCGAGGCTCTCGACCTTCCTGACCAGAGCCCCGACATGGATGCAGTGACCAAGCACATCGCCTTCATGGGCGGCTTGACCATGTCCAATCGGGCAATGCAGGGACGGCTCCTCGCCTCCGGTACTTGACCCGGTAAACGCGGCGGCGGGGTTCAACCCTTTACCCGCCGCCGCGTCCCAAAGGGTAAAGGGTAGGAAACAACCGATGAACGACTTTCCTACACTGGTGCGCTTCACCTCTGGCTGGGAGCCGGACGGCATAGGCGCTGACGGCATGCCGCTCTACAAGGAGAACATCATAATCCGGCTGGATCGCCCGCCGCTCCTCTCCATCACCCGCGTAGCCACCGACGAAGACTTCAACGAGCATCCCGGCCCCTTCGAACTCTTCCAGAAGGAACAGGCGAGCCGCAAGCAGTCCTATTCCGAAGGCTACCCGCTGGTGCTGTGGCCAGCCGTCAACGAGGCCGAATTCAAGATGCTTGCCGACCGCGACATCTCGACCGTCGAACAGCTTGCCAAGCTGCACACCAAGAACAACCAGAACCTGCCGCCGGAAATCCGCGACCTCGCGGCGCGGGCGCAGGAACTGGTCAAGCTTCAGGGCGGTGCCGCGAAATACGAAGAGCTTCTGCGCGAGCGCGACGGCAGGATCGAAGCCCTCACCGAAGCCCTGAAGGACGCCCAGACGACCGTGGCGAGCCAGAAGAGCATCATTGACACCCTCAAGATGCGAGCCGCCGGATGAGCCAGATCACCGTCTTGCAGGCAGTCTCGGATGCGTCGATGGAAATCGGCATCACGCAGGTGCAGCTTTCGCAGGCGCTTGGCAGCGCCGACGAGGATGTCGCGCAGATGGTGTCTCTACTCAATACCGTCGCTGATGAAATCCTCTTGGAAGAACCCTACGAGGAAATCCTTGGCGACGGCCACTGGCTGGCAAACGCCGATGGCACCGAACGCTACACGCGGCCCAAGCAGGACAGCGACTACATCCTGTTCGACGGCAGGGTCGCCATAAACGGCCTGAAATACCGCTTCCTCGCCAGCAAGGGGCTGGAATACGGCGAGCAACTGCGCGACTTCACCAGCCGCCTGAACCGCATAGCGGTGCGGGCAAACCAGCGCGTCCTCGACCTCAACGCTGACGAGAGTGTTGTCCAGTGAGGATGCTGCCGTCCAAATACTCTTCCAATGCGCAGATCGTCCGCTTCAAGAAGCAGGTGGCGAAACTCCAGCACTTCAGCGCGCCGATCAAGGGGCTCGACCTGTCGTCCAAGCTGACGGTTGGCGACCAGATGACGGCGACGATCCTCGACAACTGGGTGATTGACGAGGACAAGATCAGGGTGCGGCCCGGCACTTTCCTCGTCCAGACGCTGCCGGTGGCCAACCCGATAGAGATGCTGATCCCCTTCTATGGCTCGACCACGGCCATGCTGGCGGCGACCAACGGCACCGTCTACGACCGCAACAACGTCGCGCTCAAGACTGGTTTCACCAGCGGCAACTGGTCTTTCACCTCCTTCGCCAACCTCGGGCAGGAGAAGTTCACAATCTGCGCCAACGGCAAGCAGGGCGTGTGGGCGTGGGATGGCGGCGTCGTGGTCGATCCAGCCGCCGTTAGCGGTACGCTATCGCACACCAATCCAGCCACCATCGTCGTGGCTCCAGCTGATATCGGCAAGTTCAAGGATGGTATGAACGTCTACATAACCGGTGCCACGGGTGCCGGGATGGTCAACGCCAACGGCACCAAGCTGGTGATGAGCGTCAACGTTCCCGCCAACACAATGACATTACCATATGTAGATACGTCAACCGGCACGGCGGATCAGGCCATCACCGTCAACCCGACCGGCAGCTTCGCCAAGCAGGCGATTTACCCGCCAGCGGGAGCCACGCATGTCATCGTCGATAACATCGACAAAGTCCTCAGCCACATGAACCGCCTGTGGTTTGCCGACCAGTCGAACCTGTCTATCTACTACCTGCCCTTGCAGCAGAAGACCGGCGAACTGGTCGAAGTCCAGCTTAACGCCATCTTCAAGCGAGGTGGCTCCGTGCGGGCGATCCACAACTGGACCGTAGATGGCGGCAGTGGCCTTGACGATAAGCTGGTGATCT